ATCAAAGGTCAAAACTTTATTAGGTGTTGATCCTAGTAATGTAGACGTAAAACTAGAGCAAGTTTCTTTAGAAGAAATTACGCTAGAAAATGGTACTGTGTTATCTGCTGACAAATTTGAATCAGGTAATGAAGTATTTATTAAAACAGAAGATGAGAACGTACCCCTTCCTGAAGGTGAGTATGAACTATCAGACAATAGAATATTAATCGTTAAAACAGAAGGTATGATAGAAGATATCAAAAATTCAGAGGAAGTAGTAGAAGAAACTGTTGAAGAAACAGCAGAAGATACTAACTTAGAAGAAGCACCAGTTCAGGAAGAAAAAGAAGAAATGAACTATGCGACTAAAGAAGAACTTACAGCTTTAGCAGAATCTGTTGAAGAAGTTAAGGGACAATTACAACAAATCATTGAGTCAATCGGTGATAAAAAAGAGGAAAAAGAGGAAATGGCTAAGCAAGAGGAATTATCAAAACCTGCTGCTGAAGGCATTAAGCACTCACCTGAAAACGTAGAAGCTGCATCAGGCACTAGGTTTGCAGTTAACTCAAATCAAAACACTACCTATGGTAGAGTATTACAAGCAATTTCTAATAATAATTAAATTTAATAATGGCAACAACAACTTCAATAACAACAACGTATGCTGGTGAATTTGCAGGGAAGTATATTTCTGCTGCTCTATTATCTGGTAAAACGTTAGCAGAGGGTAACATTTCAGTAGTACCTAATGTAAAATTTAAACAAGTGATGAAAAAAGTGGCAACTGACGCTATCGTAAAAGACGCGACTTGTGACTTTACAGACACTTCAACACTAACTTTAACTGAAAGAATCTTACAACCAGAGGAGTTTCAGGTAAACTTAGAGTTATGTAAAAAAGATTTTAGAAGCGATTGGGAAGCAGTACAAATGGGATATTCTGCATTTGACAACTTACCTCCTAAGTTTTCTGACTTTTTAATTGCTCACGTAGCAGACAAAGTGGCTCAAAAAAATGGAGCAAAACATTTGGACTGGTACTAACGCAACAGCAGGTGAGTTTGATGGATTTATCACAACTTTAGGTGCTGATGGTGATGTAAATGATGTAACAGGTACAGCTTCTACATCTGCTAACATCATAGAGGAGTTAGGTAAAATTGCTGACGCAATTCCTACAGCAGTATATGGTGCAGAAGATTTAGCTATTTACTTACCTTCTAATATGTATAGAAACTACATTAGAGCTTTAGGTGGATTTGGTGCTTCTGGATTAGGAGCAGCAGGTACTAACGCACAAGGTACTCAATGGTACAATATGGGTAATTCATTATCGTTTGACGGTATTCAGGTAGTTAACGCTCCTGGTCTTTCAGACAATGACGCAGTAGCTGCACAAAAATCAAACCTATTCTTTGGAACTGGTTTAATGTCAGATCAAAACGAAGTAAAAGTAATTGATATGGCAGACCTAGACGGATCTCAAAACGTAAGAGTAGTAATGAGATTTACAGCAGGTATACAACACGCTATCGGTGGTGATATCGTATTATACGCAACAGCGTAAGTAAATTTTAATAATAATGTAAAAGGGTAGGTGGCATAGACTACCACCCTTTTTTTTAAAAAATAATAAATTATGGCTTGTGCATTAACAACAGGAAGGCAGTTACCTTGTAAACAATCGGTAGGTGGATTAAGTAAAGTATATTTTGCAGACTATGGTACCTTAGGTACAGCATCAATTTCTGCAGGTAATATTACTGCATTATCAGGAACACCAGATTTTTTTGAATACGATTTAAAAGGTGCGACTAGCTCTTTAACAACAAATATTATAAGCTCTAGAGATACAGGTACAACAGTATATGAATCTACATTAGAGTTAACATTTACACATATAGATGTGGCAACTCAAGAGGAAATTAAACTTCTAGCAGCTGCAAGACCACACGTTGTAATAAAAGACAACAATTCAGTTCAGGATACTTCTATGGTATCAGGTGAAACAGACGCTAACTATTTAATGGTAGGTTTCCACCAAGGAGCAGAAGTAACAGGTGGAACAATAGTTACAGGTGCAGCATATTCTGATTTGAGTGGATTTACATTGACGTTCACAGCTACAGAGGTTATACCACCGTTATTTATAACAGGATCGGTAGTAACTGCGTTAGCTACTGGTAATCCGCAAATTGATCCAACTTCATAACAGTTTTTTGTTTTTGTGTGTT